CCCTGACCCCCACCGCCGCCGCGATTGTTATCAATGCCAAATGAACCACCACTACCACCGCCGCATCCACCACCGCCGCCACCACCACCGCCGCCATCAGGACGACCTGATGGTTGACTAGTATTTTTTTGACCATTGCTACCAACACTGCGATTGTTTGGATTGCCAGACAGTCCTCTACCAGCACCGCCAGTACCACCACTGCGATTCAACGAAGCGCCTCCACCGCCACCACCGCCGCCTACAATAACAACCCATCCATTTTTTAAAGAATCGTAAATACCACTGGCACCACCACCGCCACCACCAGCACCAGAATATCCATTATTAGCAGAATTTCCACCTATACCACCGCGAGCAGCGTTTGAACTACCTGCACTACCACCACCGGCATTGGATCCGGTTCTTCCGGTGCCTCCTTGTCTTCCGATATAAAAATTTAATGTTCTAGCAGTATAATTAGGAAAAGAAATAGTTGCTCTTCTTCCACCACCACCTTGTCCAGCATTGGCACCAGCATCGTTGCCACCCCCGCCACCGCGAGATCCAGCAATATCAACACGAACATTAATCGCATAACTTGGAATTTGTACTGATCCGTTGCTGTTAAATGTTTGCTGAAAGTCTGCCATTTTAGATCTCTCTTATATTCGTCCAATTATCAGATTGATTAAGATCAACTTGAATAGGATAATCTGCTTTAACTTCAACAGGTATATCAACATCATCAATCACAATTTTTTCCGTAGTAACTTCAACATCTGGAGAGATAATAGGGGTTTCGTTTTTAATCTTGTCATCAGATTCTGGTATTTCAATGTTAAATGGCATTTGATCAATATCAACATTGACTGTAATCGATTCAGAATCGGTTAAATTACCAGGTCCAATTGCATATAAAATATATGCAATAGACGATGGTCCTCTATTGTTATATGGAACATTATGAATATATGTGCCATCGGCAGACGCAGATGCTCCCAAATCAACGAGGTCATTAGTAATATTACCATCCAAATCTGTCATTGCAATCTGCAACTCATATGCAATCGTAGCTCTTTCTTGCTCATGTGTTAACACAACATTCTCTCCATAAGTAACTCTTATTGGACCATTTAAATTTACTTCTGGTGGAGGAAATACAGTCAGTGTAATCTGATCACTATCAACTCCACCAACACCAGAAGCAGTAGCAGTATATGTTGTAGTTACAGTTGGAGAAACTGTTACCTGGGATACTATATTACTGGGACCGATGCCAGGTTGTACGTTTACCGTTGAAGCATCGCCAGTAGTATTCCAACTTAATATTGCAGATTGTCCTAAAACGATAGTGCTGTTGTTAAGACTTAACGTAACAATAGGAGGAATATAAACTGTTAATGTTTTTGCGACTGCACGAGTACCGCCTAGCCCACTTGCAGTTAGTATATACGTTGTTGTACTATTGGGAGAAACTGTTCTAGATCCTGATGTACCTACTGATCCAAATATATTAATATATCTAGATGTACTTCTAGATGTGCTCCAACTAACTGTGGCATTTTGTCCTCGAATAATAGATGATGGACTAATGCTTAAAGATACTGTTGGTGGATAGTAAGTACATGAACCATCATTAAATGTTGCACTAGGATTATAGTTGCTAGCCTGACTATCTGTACACCCAGGAAAAGGACAGTTAGCCCCGAGTCCTAAATTTGTATGCCTTCCTTGAGATTGAACATTCTGTAGTTCACCACTTCCACCCTGATTCCTGTCACCACCAGCTCGGACCATTTGGTAGATACTACTAAAACCACCTCTAGTAGGGTGATATACCCACGTACCTACGTATCTTTCTACACCACTCTGTTCTCCATATCTACCAAACAAACTATAATATGCAGATGTAACTTGATTGCGAACGGGGTCATTAAAATCACCACCGCCACCAGGCCACCATAGTTGTCCCCTATCACAAATATATATATTTCCGTAACGATTGTAATGACTATAGCGATAAGGCATTATAGTTGCTCCACATCTACATACACACCACTGTCGCCTATTTCTACCTGAATAGGAGCATCTGCTTTGATTGCTACCGGTATATCAATATCATCGATAAGGATTTGCTCACTAGTAACTTCAGCATCTGGGGAGATAATGGGTGCTTCGCTTTTAATCTTGCCATCAGATTCTGGTATTTCAATGTTAAATGGCATTTGATCAATATCAATATTAACTTCAATAGAGTCCGAATCTGACAAATTGCCGGGCCCAACAGCATATAGAGTATATAGTATAGACGATGGTCCTCTGCTATTATACGGAACATTATGAATATATGTGCCATTGCCCAACGCAGACGCTCCTAAATCAACGAGTTCAGTAGTCATATCACCATCCAAATCAGTTAGTAAAATCTGCAACTCATATGTATCAATAGCTCTTTCTTGCTCATGTGTTAACACAACATTCTCTCCATAAGTAACTCTTATTGGACCATCTAATTTTACTTCTGGTGGAGGAAATACAGTCAAGGTAATCTCATCACTATCGGTTCCCCCCAAACCAGACACAGTTGCGGTATATGTTGTAGTTACAGTTGGAGAAACTGTTACCTGGGATACTAAATTAGCAGAACCAATTCCAGGTTGTATGTTATTAGTTGAGGCGTCACCAGTAGTAGTCCAAGACAATATAGTAGACTGACCCAAATTAATAGATTGCGAAGCTAGTGATAACGTAACATTTGGGGGGATATAAACTACTAAAGTTTTAGTACTAGTATTACTAGTGATGCCATAATAAGATGCGCTTATAGTATATGTCGTATCATCATTAGGAGATACAATAGTAGAACCACTAGCAGCAATAGCACCTACACCACTTAATGATCTACTAGTAGCATTACTAATAGACCAAGATAATGTAGCATTTTGTCCTTGAATAATAGATGATGGTGATATTGTGAAACTAATACTGGGAGTAGGATAGGAACATCCACTATTAACATTAGCCCTTGGATTGTAGTTACTAGCACGACTATCAGTGCATCCATAGACATTATATGTACATCCTGTGCTGACCTGATTTGCATATGGGTTAAAATTATTAGCACTAGAGTCTTTACAACCATATACAAATACAGGAGAATACCACGCAACACCTGCAAAGCTGTATCCCGATGGCGCAGAAGAACTGGTCTTAAACTTATGATCTACCAGTTGAGCATTATAAAATCTATAAACTGGTACACGATATGCTCCAGGACTAGTATATGCATGACCAATAATACCTTCATAAACATAACCAGAAGGAGTGCTGGAATTAGTTTTGTAAAAGTGATTATATTGAGTTGGATTCCAATATCGATATACAGGTGCAACAGCCCCAACGATTCCAGGAACGCTGCCAGACATAAAAAGATTCCAAACACCAGTGGATACAGCACTATATGCAGTGATTTGTTCGCCGCCAGGGTTTGAAGTATAGAAAGTATCCGCTCTANAATAACCAGGATTGAAANNNGCGTAAAAAGAATCGAATGTATGTAAATTACCGGAAGTTCCCATATCTAAATCTCCCTGATATCTACGTAGATTCCACTATCATCAATCTCAAGCTGTATTGGATAATCTGCTTTAACTTCAACAGGTATATCAATATCATCAACAAGAAGTCGCTGACTAGTAACTTCAACATCAGGTGTTACAACAGGTTCTTCATTCTTAAAAGTATCATCAGTTTCTGGAATGTCAATGGCATCAGGCATTCTGTCAATGTTGATTGATACTTGTTCAATATCTTCCGCAGTCAATGAACCCTCACCTATAGCATATAATTTATATTCTATAATAGTAGGTCCAAGATTATTATAAGTTGGTGTGTGTATCACATCTCGATCAACTACATCTGCAATAGGAAGATCTTCCACAAGTTCATAGTCAGTATATGTATTGTCAGCGTAATAATATCTTACTAATAATTGTAGAGATGTGGTAGCATTTTCGGATTGTACATTGAGATTAATATTTTCACCATAATCAACAGATAAAGGATACGTTAATGTTATTACAGGAGGTGTAATAACAGTAACAGTAACTTGATCGGAACCTTGACCTGCTAATGGATGAGAAGCAGTTATTGTATATGTCGTAGTTGTAGTTGGAGATATTTGGATTGGAGTTGACTGAATATTAATAGGACCAATGCCAGGAGAAATTTGTGCTAAAGAAACATCTCCAGTAATAGTATATTCTAAAAAGGTAGATTGCCCTTGTATTATTGTATTATCAGTAGCAGTTGTTGTAAGAGTAGGGATTGGTGGAATAAGAACATCAACACTTATGGATTGTGAAGTAGTTCCTCCAGGTCCAAATGCACTTAATGTATATGTTCTATCATTAACAGGTTGTATTGTGATGCCAGGAGGTGACTGATTTTGTGGTTGATTGCCACCAAAATCAGTCAAAGAAACAGTAGTTACATAACCAGTAATTTGATATGTTAGTTGAGCACTGCCGCCTCGAACAATTTGATCAGGACTAATTGTAAAATACTGAATATTTGGTTTAGCATAATCAAACGACAACGTATAGAATCCGTCACCATAATTACTATATCCACTATTATAAGTCCATTGATAATAACTTCCATTGCTATACCAAGCAGAATTTCCTCCAATACCAGCATATCCATTGGTGGTTGTTGCACCACCTAACCCACCGGCACCGCCAGTAGAAGATCCTCCACCACCACCACCACGGTGACCTGCAGGAGCATTCCCACCATTTCTTCCACCTATTCCACTTGTTGTACCTCCACCACCAATACCACGACCAGCAGTATAATATCCACCATAACCAGTATTGTTATCAAATCTACCAGCGCCGCCACCACCACCAACAATGACAGTATATCTGTTCAATCCACCGTCATATACTCCTGATGCTCCACCTCCACCGCCACCAGAACGGTAACCATTACCACCACTTGCTAGCGGAGAATAACCACCAGATCCACCAGGGTTAGCTGGTCCTTGTCCTTTTGATCCTTCTCGACCCATGTAAAACGTCAGATTATATGTATAGTCACGACTAGTTAATCTAAAATCACCAGATCTACCAAAACCACCACGAGAATGATTCCATGTAGTAGATGCTGATCCACCACCTGATGCAGCTCCTATACTAAATCTTACATTCGTAGATCCTGCTGGTATTTGAATAGTTCTCTGTCCAGATCCCCTTCCCGAATAACTTGGCATTAGATTTCCCTCACATTAATGAATGTTCCGCTGTCATCAATCTCAATCTGTATTGGATAATCTGCTTTAACTTCAACAGGTATATCAATATCATCAATAACAATTTGATCTGTCGTAACTTCAACATCAGGTGTTACAACAGGTTCTTCATTCTTAAAAGTATCATCAGTTTCTGGAATGTCAATGGCATCAGGCAGTTGGTCGATAATGACAGGAACTTCAATAGTATCAGTTGCTGNCAAACTACCATATCCATCTACAGTAAACNCTAGTCGCACTTTAAATGGACCAAAATCATTATATTCAATAGGAATATTATATAGATCTACTTCTACTTCATCTCCAGTAGTATTAGGTATTGCTACAGAAGGTTTAAACTCGTTAGTTCCATCTAGATATAGATATTCAGCAATGTAACTAATACCACCATCAGAATTTGTAGCGGTAATAGTTATTGGTACATTTTCTCCATACAATATATTAAGAGGACCACTTACACTGATAGTTGATGGTTGCAAAACTGTTACTAGTAATTCAGAAGAACCAGTTCCTCCTAATCCTGAAGCAGTAGCAGTATATGTTGTCGTTATGGTTGGAGATACTACCGCTTGACTATTAAGAGCAGAAGAACCAACACCAGGTTCAATAAGGAGCGAGTTAGCATCACCAACTACAGTCCAAGACAATATAGTACTGTTTCCTTGTACTATAGTGTAAGTTGGTGGGTCGGATTCTGGGTCCTGATCACCAGCAGATGCTGATAATGTTATTACCGGTTCTATGTATACGTTAACAAGAACTGTATCTGACCTACTATATGCAGGGTTTGAAGCGGTTAATCTAAATTCACTAGTTTCTGTAGGAGCAACGACAAACGAGTTATTAGTCCTATTTACTTGTCCATATGATTCAACAACAGCGCCATTTCGCAGTCTTTCTAATACTTCAGAATCAGAATCTCCACCACCAACCGTCCAAGATAACGTTGTTTGAGCATTATTTCCATCAGTTCCATTTAATCGAAAAGCACCAGGATTAGCACTGATTGATGGTAACGGTGCATCATATGTACAAACACACCCAAAAAATCCTCCAGAAGCACCATATCTACAGTTACCACTTCCTCCTTGTGTTCCTCCGTATCCTATACGAACATAAACATTTTGTCCTGCTATAGCACCACTAGTTCCTCTAGATTTTGTACAGCAAGATGCACCACCGCCTCCTCCACCATATGAACTAGATGCTCCTCTCCACTGACCAGATCCACCAGATCCATAACTCGAATATCCAGAGGCAGCTCTATTCCACGGACCACCACCGAATCTACCTGATTGACCACTACGCCAGTTACCACTACCACCATATCCAGGACTGTATAAACTACCTGCTCCACCACCATAAGATATAACTCCACCGGCACAAGTATATCCACCTGCTTGTGGAGCAGTAAAGTTTCCACTGAAAACTGGAATGTTAGGGTAACCACCACCGCCACCACCAGCTACAGTGATATAAGTCATGGTCTTTACATCTGTTGGTACTTGAATATTACCACTGCTAGACCTACCTATAGAATAGCTTCCCATAAAATATTACCGCTAAAATTTGATAATATAATGAACTAAAATAAATGGTGTAACAACTTGATTNAATACATTTAAATTTTCAACATCCACATCTACATAAGATTCCATATCATCTAGAGGAACATCAATATTGTTATACGTATATGTAAAATCACTAGTATATGTATAGGGTCTTGTAATTGTGTGATCGTGTCCCGGTTCACCTGTAGGAACATTTAAAGAAGTTTCTTCTAGACTATTTCCCGCAGAAGCATTTGCGGTGTTAGCTCTAGGTCCTTTACCGTCACCACCAGTAGCATGAGTAACTGTTTTATTTAAAACTGTAAATCCACCGCCGCCNCCAGCATTATGATAATGACCTTGAAATTCATCAATAGAAAGAGTGGTTGCACTGGTATTTCTAGGAATATTAAACCTAGGAGTTCCATTAAAGTTAGCAATATCAGAGGAGATTACCATATTTCCGATATAGTTTACTGTTGCTCTATCTCCAATATTGGTGAGAGGTTCTACTTCAACACCGACTTTACTAACACCAGCATCATCTTCCAAAGTTGTAGAAAAATACTCTCCAGATCCTCTACTACCAATAATTACTTTTGATCCTAAATCGGGAAGTTGAAACTGACCAAGATCATTTGTTGCAATATCAGGATTTCTCACATTAGTCGAAGGTTTTTTGAATCTAGAATCATCTCCTACTCCCAAAATTTGTGACAGTAAGTAAAAATCTTTTGCATTTTTTACTGTTCCATCACATTTTAAAAATCCCCCAGGCATAGTATTTTTAAATATTGCAGTAGTTGGATCATTGTTAAATCCCAAACCATGAACGGTATGCATTTGAATGGTTCCGGGAATTCCGCCCCAGTTAGATTTGTTGTGAGTATAGTTACTAGTTCTCGTTACCATTTTAGTATGCCCTGATAATGTATATTGAAGTTACTCTTGGTTGTTGAATATTAAAATCAATTTGTAATGCATTTCGATTTGCCACATTATCAAGGGTAGCATTTGGCATGTTAACACTTGCAGTTAAGTTGCTTTGAGGTCTCATTCTACTACTATCAAATGCTACATCAAACTCGTCATGAGTATGTGCAACAATCGGAGCACCAGGAGATTCATTTAGTTCAGTAAAACCAAGTCCAGGATTACTCACAAGTGTATCACCAACGGTATTGTCAGATGTTGTATAATAATTTGTAAATCCTTCAGGAATGCCAACAGTATTTCCTCCTATACCCGCAGGAACATTGCCCGAAATATATTTAGAATACCCATCAACACTAATAAATTCTTCAGTTAGGGGAGTTCTAGATAAAAACGCTGGTTTCATATTAATAGGCGGTTGCTCTGAATGTGCTTTTCCAAGCGTTTTACCAGGTTGACCTTCACCAAAACCACTAGGAATATCATTGCCAGTGGGCCATAGTAAAGTCCATGTATCAACAACATTAGCATCTTGTGGTGCAGGGGTGTTTGCACCGGTCGTTCCAGCAGTCGTCAATCTACCAGCTACGATACCACCATATATGTTAGAGGTTCCAGCAGGTGTTATAGAGACGTTTGAGGTTCCGTTGCCCGTCCCAGCTGGGGAATCATTTTGCCAACCTTCGTCGTCAGACCAACCAAAGTAAAACGCCACTCCCTTCGCTTCATCACCACTGACGGGATCGTCACTATCGGACGATTGTCCATCGTTATCAGTACCTTGAGCAAAAAGAGTGTAATAAACTGGATCATAAGGAACTACTCCTTGTCCAGGTTTCGCATTATTACGACTATCAATAGTTTCTAAAGATCCTAAATGAGTATGTCTCTTAATATGCGCTCTACCTAACTTTCTTGGTCCAGGGTAAATAGTTACAAATCCTTCCCCATCAATTTTTGTATTTCCTTGTATTCTACCTGCATATCCAGATCTGTCATCATTATTAATATTAAAAACTAAATCAACAAAAACATCAGTAAAAATAGTAGTTACTCCAGCATCTTCATTTGTTCCGATGATAGGGTCCATTAAGATCAATGCTTTTGGATCTACATCCGCAAGACGACCAGTACCGCCAGCACTAAACTCGGCAAAATATGATGATTCCATATCAATCAATGTTTTACCATTGAGATTAGGCATTTTAATGTTACCCACATAACCAGGAAAATTACCATCAAAATCGCTGTTGCCAGCATTATAAGTGTCTCCAATTGCTTGTGCTAATAACGGAAAATCATTAGCAGAGATACTCTGACCATCACAAATAATCCATCCAGAGGGGATTGATGTCAATCCCCCAGTCCATGGCATAATGGTGCCAATAGCAGCACCTCTTGCAGTTTTAGTTTCTTGATAGAAAGGCATTTTTTTATACTTCGATTAGATACCAACCAACTTTGGAGGTAGAAACAGCAGTGTTGCCATCCGCATCAGATGATCCTGCATACACAAGAGCAAATCCTGCATAAGGTGTTTGAACAATAAGTTCACCACCATTATATCCAGAAAGACTTGCGGAGTTACCAGAAAGCATTATAGATCCTGTGTTATCAGCAGAATTCTGAACTCTAACATCACTTGGTGCTCTAACAACAAGTGATAAGTTATAAGTCAAGATACCACCAATATCTATAATCCTAATCATGTCGCCCAATTGGGCATTTTCAGGAAGTTTAACAACAGTGTTCTGACTTACGTTTAGGAAGTAATTTACGTTTGCTTCTGCAACAACTTCAAAGGAATCGGAATAATCCCATCTTCGACCACCTGTGGGTGAGAAGTAGTTAGTAATTCCACCAAGNGTAATCGCTTTATCAGCACGAATAGCGAAGGATTGGTTTCCTCCAGAGTTAATAGTTAGGTCNCCACCATTGATCGTAACATCACCAGCAATTGCTAATGATCCGCCAAATGTACTTGTTCCTGTTCCTAAAGCAGAGAATGAACCATATGTGGTAAAGTCTCCAGAAGAATTATCAAAGGTAAGTCTCGGTGTAGTTCCATCAACACCATAGATATTGAAGTTACCACCATTCAAGGTTAAATCACCTGTTGCAGTATCAATCTCGAATGTTTTTCTGAATGGAACTGCAACCGTTGTTCCATCAGATAGGTAAGAAGGACCACCGTTGGTGATTGTAAAGAACTGCTGACCTTCGATTGTAGAACCGTTGATCGTAAGTGTGTTCTCGGTAGTAAGTGTTCCCGCAATAGCAGTATTACCTGTAGGACCATCAACAACTAACTTATTAAATCCTTGACCAAAGTTAAGATCTCCACTACCGAATGTATTACCGGTTGTAGATTCGATCTTGAAGTTAACAGACTCTGGTGTACCACCGTCAGTAACAATGAATGATTGAATGTCTGTAGATACCAGTTCAACAACTTTAACAATCTCACTATTAGAAAGAAGTAAGTAATCACTAGTTGTTAAAACTCCACCGAATTCAGAAATACCAATACGAACATTAGCAGTATCAGCAAGAAGACCAGATGCACTCTGCAGTCTAACTTCTGCATCATCAGATTGATCAGACCAGAGATATTCTGCAGCAGCAAGTGTATTAGAAAGTCTAACTTCTACCGTACTATCATTAGCAACAATGCTTGATTGTACAGGCCAATCACCATTCAGTTCACTTATGTTTGTGCCAGAGATTCTGATAAACTCACCATAATCAATATTCAATGTAGAGTTTGTTTCACTCTGCCAATGAATAGTAACAATGTCAGTACCGTCAGAAACAATCTTCTGAACTTGTGCATCAGTAATGAGTACACTTGATACAGGATCTAATTCACCGTTGTAATCGAAGTCAAATCCAGTAATAAATGAAGCATTTGTTTGCTTATCTAACTTATTGATTACACAACCATCAGGGTGATCCGTTCTTGCTGTTGTGCCAGAGTCAGCACGAGAAACCGAGATACGGAAACCACTAGGATCATTCGGGTTGGTGATGTTAGTTAGTCCAACAACCTGAACAATTTCCGTTTGTGATTGATCCTTTGGTAAGGTAGCACCAGTGCCATCAATACTATCAGGAGATAGGGGATCTGCTCTATCAATCAGAAGCAAATCACCAATCTGGAAATCACTAACAGATGGTTGAGTGATCGGTAAGTTGTAAAGATTACCAGCAGCATTAACTCCAGAAACCTGGAAAGTTAAATCATCGCCAGCTGGATTACCTAAAACAGCAGCAGGAATAGTAAGAAGATCATTGTTGCTATAACCAGAACCAGGAGATACTAATTCAACAACGGCAGTACCATCACTCAATACTTGAATAGTGAACAATCCACCTTGGCCAGTTCCACCAGTTGCTTCGATGAAAGAATATGTGGTGTTAGCAACCCAAGTTGCACTTTGAGTAGGATTGATGTTATCAATAGCAGCAATCTGACCGCCACCAAGTAAGAAAGCAGGACCACCCCAAAGACCAACACCAGCAGTATCAATTACTTTTCCTGTTTGTGAGAACTTAAGGAATGTAACATTTGGATTTTCCAGTGAACCAACAATGTGATCGGATGGGCTAGTCGCGAATCTTGCTCTTTCAAGTTCGACAATACCAGCACTCAATCCACCATCAAGTTTAAGGTTACCAAAAACAGTGGCAGTTGCAAGAACATCAAGAGAGTTTCTAATAGTAGTCTTACCACCCAACGATGCAATAGTAACTTGGGAAGCGTTAACTCCAAGTTTTACTGCAGTTGTTGACTGACCATCACCGATATTAAGTGTTGCTGCAGGAGTAAAGATACGAGCAGAAGATGTGCCAGCAAAAGCAGCAACTTCAAGTGTGCCAGCAAGTTTAGTCTGATATGTACCAATATATGTGGTGGAAGCAAGGTTAGGTGCTGCACCACCAAGTCTGACATCACAGTTACTAGTAACATCATCCTCAACTGTAGCAATATCAACTACCGCATTCTGCGATCTTTCATGAATTTTAAGGTTAGTTGATCCTGCATTAGAACCAATTCTAACAGTTTGAGTTGATGAACTACTGACTGAATCACCAAGGCTAATCGATTGTGAAGATGTAGTAGAGTTACCAAGAATAATCGACTCTGCTTGATTTAAACCGACGAAGAAATCAACATTATTTGTTAAGAACTGGAATGATTCTGCAGTAGAGTTAAGATCTCCACCATCCACACTCAAGTCATCTTGAATCTGCACGTTTCCAGTAAATCTGGAATCACCGATAACAACGAAGTTCTTATCGAGTTCAGTTGAAGGATCTAATCCGATGCTGGTGTTAACACCAACGCGACCACCTACTCTATAAGTAGCGGATTGATCAACAACCGCGAGATCTGTTGTAGAAACACGTAATGTTGCGAAGTCATCTCCATCAGAACTATCACCACCAACCAAGAATGCATTAGTAAGTGGGAAGTATACCTTATTGTTAGAAGGTTCGCCCAGATAGTTATTAGCGGAAACTGCACCAAGAGCATCATATGTTACTAAATTCTTACCACTGATGAACGCATTACCAACAACATCCAAGTTAGCACGAGGATCTGAATCAGAAGATACATTAGCGGTCAATGATGCTTCTTGATTAGTTCTGCCAACTGTATTGACTCCTAACTTATAGTCACCAGGGATATTAGTGTATGTACGTAATGCTTCTGCCCCAAGTACACCAGTTTCTTTCCAGATAGATTCGGAAATTTCAATCTTCGCACCAGGACCTTCATCAACCCAGTTGTATACATTTGCAGCGATCTCGTTAAAGAGTCTAATCTGACATGTATTTTCTGCATCTACTGCGCCAATTACATTCCAAGTTCCGTCAAAGAAGTTGTTACTGAAAGAAGAAATACGAAGTTTCTCACCAACTTTAACCTTCAGGTCTTGGTTGCTAATACCAACAGACCACTGAATTGTAACAGCAGTAGAATTGTCAGTAGTAATAGTAAAGATTTGAGCGTCAGCAATCTCTGTATAGAAGTTAGAGTAAATCCAACCTAAAGATCCAGAATAACCAACCTCTTCACCTTTGTAAATGATATCACCAGCATTAGGAACGATAGAAGAACCATAAGTGATATTCTGTAAGGTATACCAAGCAGAACCGCCATTAGCAACTAAACCAGTATTATTTGGTGTTACATTAGAAGGAGTACCACCAGTATAATGTGTTCTGATGCTGTAAACCTGACCTTGAGCACCTACATTACCGCGAGGATTAAGTTTAAATACACCTGCTTTAACTTCGTTCTTGGTTAGAACAATGTCGCCGTCTTTATTGTCTCTGAAAGAAGATCTATCAAGAGTTGGGTCATCACCAGCACCAACCAATGATAGGATGCGAAGTGAATCTCCCTCGAATGGGTCAACATTAATTGTTACTGGGTTGTTGAGGAACAAATCTCCTTCAACTGTTACTTTGTCATTAAATGTAACTGCAGTGTCGAATGTAGTGACAAGTGCTCCAATAGTATCACTATCATCACCGCTATCACCTAGAACTGCCTGCTCAAGGAACGTCTCTTCGCCTGTGATAGCGTTGATCTTACGATTACCAATATAGAGGTCACCGTTAGAGTTTAGACCCGTGTAGAAGACAATACCGCCGTCTTCACGCTTCGCTTGAGCATAGAAGTCCTGTTTGTCAGTTAGGACCACTTCCTGACGAAGTGGGAAACCAGTTGAGTAGTTACCAGGACCGAAACCAAGATATTCAAACGTGTGGTTACCAGATCTTGCAATCGATGGACGACGCAACTCAACATAGTATCTACCATCTAGAGGATATACAGAGTCACCATTGATGGGGATCTTTCTGTTTTCTGAACCGATAGAAGCGTTACCTTCTTGTGCTCTTAATCTGTTATCAACAATATTTCCATCAACATTTGATGTAGTGTTCGTAAATTGATAGGAAAGAAGTGGATCAGTAGCAAGAAGATCTGAAACTGATTCTTTTGTCTCACTATACTTGTAATCATTAAGTGTTACAAGACCATGAACATAGTTATCTGCCGCAGCTGATGATGCAGGAGGATCAACAATGGATGTATCTCTGGTTCCGTTATCTTGAACCTGGAACCACAGTGGATCATTCTTGTAATCTAATGGATACAGATTGGAGATTGGTTGAGAGAACTTATAGTTTCTAAAGTTATCACCAACACCAGCACCAGTTGGATATGGAGAGATGTTACCACGGACAGCGGTTAGATAGTAGATACCATCCTGTTGTGCAGGAATAACTTCTTGAATCTGTTCAACGTCAAAAATATAGAAACTATCTTCAATTTCAGGAACATCAGAAATATTTGATACTGTATAAGTATCACCGCCAGGAGTTGTTACTCTATCACCAGGAACAACTGTATAAAGATTTGCTCCCTCAATTCTATAGAGGAAGTTATCTCTACTAGATCTAGATGCTCCTCGATAAGGAGTTATGTTATTCCAACTATCAGGTTCACCTAATAATTCCCAGAAAGTTCCATTCGATTGTGTGAATGTTGTAACAGTATTGCCAACGTATCCCGCACCAGCAGTGTTGAAATCAAGTTTGCCAGTGACATTCTTAAGAATAACAAATGCTGTTGCTTCAATAGCTGCTGGGAAATATGCATGAACATATGCAGAACCAGTGCAATAACCACTCCACGTTACGTAGTTGTCATCATCACTATTGAATAAATCTTCTTCAATACCAGCACCTTGAGGAGGAGAAATTTCAATAATAGTAAAGATTTCGTTCTTTAAACTCTGATTAGTAATAGTATGATCAAATACAGTTAATTCTAATCTGCTTTCGCCAAGATCATTCGTGACAGTTCTTGCACTTTGAATGGTAGTTGCAATCTTTGATTGAAACTCAATCTGAAGAGGATTTTCATATGGATCATATAGATCCTCGGGAGAACCGATATCAATACCAGCAGTATCCAAATCTGCTAAAGAAGCACCAAGTTGTTCTGTAGGTTGTGATGGGTTGAAGAATTGTGCTACAGCAGGAGCTCCACTGCTATATGGTTCCAGAGTTAACTTTTGTGGGCGAAGTCTTCTTCTATCATCAGTTCTAGTCTTAATAACATAACCATTAAGAGGTTCACGGACGTTATCAAGATATTGTGGAACAACATAACGCAAACGATAGATTCTATCGAGTTCGTTTCTATCATCAGAATATCTCTCATACCATGTATCTGGGGTGAATAGATTACCGGTTCCATCAACAAAATCAGGATCATGGAATCTTGTAAGAATACCGTTTTGATTTTGACCACCCGAAGATTCATCGATAACGTTAAGATACCATCTGTTGAAGTTAGAAGCATCAAACTTCATTGGAGATGTTTTCTTATCTCCATATACAAGGAAGTCACTACCACTGTTAGCAGTAAAGATAACTGCGTTTACACCCGCTTGTGCATCTGCTTGAGATGTATGAACCGAGAACTTCGTCTTGGTTACATAACGAGGATAGTAGTAAACATCGGTTTCTACTGGTCCACCACCAGCAATATCAGGAAGTAGTGAGTTAGCATCAGAAGAAGTTCTGAAGAAAATAGTTTGTGCGGGTACGTTAGGTAGGGGAACATCAAAGATGTGAGGAATATCTGTCTCAAGATAAATTCCACTCACATTAGTGACATAGCGATGCAAGTCATATGACTCGTCAAGAACATACTGCTGTAGAACAATCTCTACTCCAGGATCAATTGCTTCAGTTTCTGGCGAGTAGATGTAAATACCAGCAGCTGCGTTTTCTTTAGTGGCAGCAAGTAATAAACCTGTTCCAGCAGTTGTATCAAACTCACTAGTATTATTGAATGAATATGGATATGTATCTCTACCAGGAGCGATTACATAGTAAGGTCTATTGGTTTCAAATCCACGAGGCAATCTAACGAGACGCTTATCAGTGTCAACTGTCAATGCTCTTGGAACAAGTCTTACCGGTGTACCAGTTTGTAATCCATGGGGATCAGATTGTAATCCACCCGTATTAATAGAAAATAAAGTTGCACGTCCAGTTAAAGAGCGAGACTCGATAGGTGCTTCTACTCTTACTGCTTGACTACCGTTACCAGACAAAACCAGGTTAACATTATCAAAGTATCCTTCAATTGCTGTAGCAATGTTGGCACACTCTGGATAATTTGTATCCTGGGTAATATCATTATTGGCATACTGGAATGTTTGAGCATATTGGGAAAGATTCTCAAAATACAACCATGCAGTATTAGTTGTTCCAACTGCATTATATGCTACACCTGTTGCCTGATCTACCAATGTGATTGTAGTTGAGTTTACAATCTCGCCAATGATAGCAGTATTAACGTTAATGTTGTCAGGAAGCGAAACCGCTCCGTCATCAAGAAGACCATTTGTATAATCGTCTTGATCATATTCAATAACTCTCATACCAGGAACAAGACCTGAAGTATCTCCAACTACAACAGTTGCACTACCATCGGTTGTTGTACAATTTTTAATCAAGAAGTTGAAGTTACGCATTGCGCCGATCATCAGGCGCTTCAGGTAATCATATGCTTCTAAAGTTTCAGTCAGTTCGTTGTCGATGAAGTCTAACTGACCACCAACTAGATAACCTTCGGCAGCAAGAATTGTATTGATGTTACCACCAAGACGCAAGTCCTTGACAGTTGCATCAACAAAGTATCCGATGTCTCTTTCACACTTACCAATCGTGATATTAGGATTAGTTAATAGTGCAGGATACTTGGCAGTAATATGACCATAGGTCTCTTGCTGTAACCATACTCTATTCCTTTCAATTTGATTTGCCGCATCTTGTGCGTAATTAAAATCGTCATTACCATCACCATCAACATCAAGATTGATGTTAAGTCCTGCGGGAGTTAACGTAGAGAGTGATGTAGTAAATGTCTGGAATCCACTNGGAGATAGTTCAGCAGAATAAGTTTGCTTACCACCTACGCCACCAGAAGGCAGTTTAACATATAATCTATCTCCAGTTTTGGCACCAATACGATATCCACCAATAGTAGCTGCAGGTCTGTTTGCAGGATCTTGATTAGTGTCTCCGGCAAGATACAGACTAGTATTATTACCTTGATCGTTAGATGCTTCAATATCAATCGTATAATATTGCTGCTTAACAATTGCTGTGGCAGAAGTATTAACAACTTTTGGAGGAATGATAGCATCAATATAACCACCTTTATCTTGGTTGAAGGAGAATCCTTTGAAACCAATTGCGTGAAGTGATGTATTACCGAAGTTGGAGTTCGAGTTGGTGATAGACATGTCACCACCACTTTCCATCAGGAAGTGATCGTGGAAACCAACAGCGAAGACCGAGACGCACTGAATGAAAGAGTCATCCGTTGCACGAATGTGGAAGTTTCTCCAATCATCCTTCCAGTATGCATCACCTTTAGTGTGATAAGGAATGGTAGCAAATGCATCAGTGAGTGCTGCTTGATTCCAAGTGTTAGTAAATCTATCGTAACGAATGAACGCTCTGTCATCTTTCTGGAGCGAAACACCCGTGTACTGTGCAACAACCATCGACTTGAATCCAGTTGCCTTGGATCCATCNGCCCACATACCACACTGNCCCCAGGTGGATCTNATNGAGCAGTTAAAGACATATGGTGATGCAGACTCAACCGAGTCAATTTCTGCTTGGATAACACCGTTAGTGCCAAGACCATTAGCAGCTGTGTATGTTGTACCAGAAACTAATCCCAGACCAGCAGCATTGATGGGAATAGTATAGGAGAATACTTTGGGATTATCCTGATCAACTGTGTCAACCTTGAATGTACCGTTGACATTCTCTGATAATCCGCTATTGATAACAGCGATGTACTGACCCCTAAAATATCCGTGGTCAATCTTTGTGGATACAGTAATTCGAGCAGAAGATCCAGGAGCAATGTCTACAATCTCGATACTCTCGATTGTTCTGGTATCAGATAGAGGACCAACAATCCTATTCTCTTGTACCAGTGCTTCTAAATCGCCATCATCGATGGTGGGTTGGAACTGTGCGAATGCTCTACCAACTTTCTCGTAATAACGATCGAGTTCAGCATTATCCGCATAAGTCATGATAGTGATCTTATGGTGCGAATACTCGGGAATCGCTAATGAAGAGAAATCGGATGGATTGTTGTATACCTTACCAACACGATCTGCCTGATCATACAAAGGAGAGTTCTCGGAAAGATCACCATCCTTGATAGTGAACTGCCACAGATAACAACCACCGGTCAAGTTAAAGATAGAAGTTCTTCCATAAGCACCATCTACGGGATCAGGAACAAACAGAGGTCTTACAATCGTGCGTCGAAGGTCATAACCAATCAGCGAACAACCTCTGGGAACGATAGTGCCACCAGTCGTGGAGTTAAACTTGTAGAGAACGTTGTCTGGATTGGAAAGATCAAGAATCGAATCATCCTGCCATTCTTCCAGTGCTCTGTTGTAATCAAATACAGGCACAGTACCAGTAACCTGAACTGCAGCGAGACCTGTAAGCGTACCTGCAGTGAGGGTATCAGTGAGAATAGCAACAAGTGTTGTGATGGATGACTGAACATCAACGCAGGTAGCGATATTGCCTGATGCGTTGTATTCAATAGTCGGCGTTGCCTGACCTGCAATTGCAGGACCTGGAGATATAGTAAGATCCTTCTCATACAGCGAGTTAGTTACAGCAAGTTTCATCATGTCTCTTGCTTTGTTGAAGGAAGTTACTGATTCAGTAATTTCCCCAACTAATCCGTCAGCAACAGGATTACCATCACGGTCGAAATAATTTTTGGTAGCAGAAATAGTATTAGCATTACCACCGTTACGAATGTCAGCAATGACAGCTTCTACAACATATCCAAGGTCGCGCTTACACTTGGTCTCACCAGCAGTTTCGTGATCAGATACTGTTTCTGCAGGAAGATTTGATAGATTTTCAGCAGACAGTACAGTTGTGACAACTGTGGTCAAATTATTGATAAAAGTCTGAACATCTGCACAGGAAGCAGGATCTTCGTTATCACCAGTTGCAGGATCAGCAGTGATAGTAAGATCTTTTACAGTCAGTTGGTTGGTGATAGCAAGAAGCATATTGTCTCTTGCCGACTCAAATGCAGCAATAGACTCTGTTACTTCACCTTCTAAACTATCATCAATCCAAGCAGTTCCTGCTTCATTGAAGTAATTTTGAAGAAGTTTACGGGTATATACGTTACCACCAGCCTGTGCTACATCAAGAGAAACAGCGTCGATGAAGCGTCCAATGTCAATCTTACACTTGTTCTCAAGATCAGGAGGTGCAGGAACAGGAGGATTTGCTGCTACTACAGCATATGCATTGTCAATAATTTCTTGTCTGTTTAACTGAATCAGACGATATGAATCAGCATATCTAGATCCATCATCAGTTTGATTATCACCAGGATAGTAAAAATCGGGGTGCTGAACAGCAATTTCAGCAGCAGCACGGTCAATAATTTCTTGTGTATTGGCCTCAATCAGGTTACCAGCGTCAAAATTACGTGATACTGGGGTTGCTGCATCTACAAGACCAGGACGGTTATCAATAAAGTGATTACCAGGCATCAGCATTACACTGAACTGGTCAAACCTATCATTATCCTTACCAGGCAGGTAAGAGTAACGTGATACCTCAATAAATGCNCTCTGGATCGTCTTAAACGGACGTAAGGGGGAGTTACCTCTATTGTCTAACTCATCAGTCGCGTTAAAGTCATCTGGCGATACATATAGATACTTACCCGTTTTACTTGAGTAAAGATTATCAAGTCTTGTAAGAGGCATAATTAACCCGTTCCTTCTAGGACTATTTCTTCTTGGATTATTTATACAATAAAACCTCCCCTTGTGAGGGAGGTTTCAAGCACACGGAAGGGGTTTTGATTTGACGATAATCGCCAACTGGCGTGGCAAGACTCGAACTTGCAACCTAGGAGTTAACAGCTCCTCGCACTGCCATTGTGCTACACGCCACCAAAGTAATTAATATTAATTACATATCTCGATCTAGTATCAGTAGTTGTTGTACTTGTATGCCTCAAATCACTGGGAAATGATACCAAGCGATTACCAACACTATTAACTTTCTCACCACTTTCAAATCCAGTATATCCATCACATGTATTGATATAATATACTGCTGTCTTACAGTATTTCATATAATCATTATCAATATAATTGTCAATATGGTAACCATATTCACGTATTTTTGGAGTACATAATGTCATGTTAAGTTGAGATCTATAGATCATATCGACCTTGAGTTTTTTAAACAATGGTTCAAAGAACTCAAAAGCATAACTCTTAACTTGCATTTCTTTATATAAGATATGCACAAAATGTTGATTATACTTATCTTCAACCGCAGATTCTTTTTCTAAAACGGTACTATCAAACCATTGAAACATTGGATTTTTGATAACCATCTCACACAGTTCGGAATGCCAACCTGCAGGCATATAGTTGTCAAAAATTTGATATTTCATTATTTTAAATAGAGGATCGAGAGCCCCCGAACAGATTTGAACTGATGACCTTTGCTTTACAAAAGCACTGCTCTACCGCTGAGCTACAGGGGCGTCTTTAAAAATTTGAAGTGACCGTGTTTGCCACCCCAAACTTGTTTGTCGGTATCCACCAAATAACCTCTATCAACTACATTATATTGTTCTTTCGATAGAAAGATATCATTTTTGATATAGGTTACTTGATCTTGCCATTCGACGTAACAACTACATCCTTGGAGTGAACCTTGGAATGAATCACCGTCGAATGTAAACATTATATCACAAAACTCTTTATGAGTCAACCCTTCAGGACGAGATTCTAAATTTTTAAACCCCAGATGGAAGTTTTTATCAAAATCATAGTTTTTTATTCGTATTGACCCATTGTCTTCTATTGCTTCTACAATAAATTGACGATAAGGTGAGTCTACCGAATAGTTATATGCTTGCTCACCATAGTACATTGATTCTGTACCCTGGATTTTTTTATGGACCAGACGGACCATAGCAAACTTTGAAGGATATGAAAATGCCTGAACTTTATTTTCCCACGTTCCCTCAAACCATTCATTAAATATATCAATCATCTTTGGGTAATAGTTCAGGATCATTAACTTCAATATCAAACATTAGAGGATGACACTCCTCTTCAGCAAGATATGAAGACCACTTATATAATTCTTCATCATCCCAATCACAACCTTGCAATGCTTCGGTTTGTACTGATGGGTGATCTTGAATGATTTGCGGTAGTTCATCAAAGGTATATGGAATACCTTGTATGAAATACATTCTTACCACTTGTCCCATAAAGAAACAATAACATTGGGAAAGTTCGTATTTCATGACTTTTTCCACTACGGATTATTTAGTAATGGACATGGGGCGAGAGAGACTTGAACTCTCACGAGCATATGCTCAACAGATTTTAAGTCTGGTGCGTCTACCGATTCCGCCACCGCCCCTTGGGACCCTCATATTATAACGTATGTGCCCTGATCTGTCAACTTTCGTCGAGCAGACCCATATTTTTTAGATATTCCAGTGTATCATGCATATTACCTACGTGAAAGTTGCCTATTGCAACCTGTGGATATGTTGCATCTGGACCAAATTCCATTCTAAATTGATGATCATCAAAATCAAAATCTAAAACATATTCGTGAAATTCACCACCAAGAGATCTCAAAAGCATTGCAATACGCTCACACTCTTGATTTCCGTTACTATAAATTACTGATGTCTTCATTTTCGGTGTAGTTGATAACAATTTGTTTGGATACTTCTCCCTTGCTATTTACAAGGATTTTCTTTTCTAATGTCCCATTTAACACGTTACGAACATTTTCGAGTTGCCATTCTACAATATATTTTTTAAAACCTTCATCCATCCAACTTTTATTGGACCCTGGAGTATTGAAGTCTTTCATAAATCAAGTTCTAGTTGTAGTTTGCGTTCTTCTTCTATTCTATTATGCTCTGCCCACATTTCAGCAACCATGTCAACAGTATGTCTCACTGGTTGGGGAATAGGAATAGCACTTCGATGCTTATCAATCGCTTCCTGTGTAGGAACAGCGATTGTGAATGCTGTACCTTCTTCTTCAAACTCCTTATTCATATCAATATATGTTTGAGGAGTGATCTTAAATTCATTCATAATGTTCTCTCCAATCGATTTATCGCCTGGTCTGGGAAATCCCTAGGGCGACTATCACCAGCATT